GTAAATCGAAATAAAATAATTTCCTAAAAAGCTAGATGAAGGTTTTTCTTTATATCTTTTAAACATATCCAATATCATATTTTCTTTATTTAATTCATAAGGGAACTCTAATTTCATCGATGTTTCTGGATCAGTATTTCTTGTAAAAATATTAGTTTTAATTGGTTTTATATCTGGTTGAATATCTGTATATGGTGCACAGTTTAGCTCTGTAGGCAAAATATTTGTTTGTGCTAATTTACATAAATATAAACTATAACCACCAATTGAAAAATAAATTAATATGGATATAAATATTATAGCTACAGAAAGTGCGAAATTACCTATTCTACCTAGTTTTTCACTTAATGAAACAGGACTTGTAGTACTGTTTAGTTTTTTTTCATCTATAGTACTCGTATCAGTTGTTGTATTAGACATCACTTATATTAAATTGATATAAAAATTTTAATATCAATTTAATATATGAAATTATCTGAAAGACATTATACTTTGTTTTTTGCTATTTTATCATTTATTTTACTTTACATAGTTTTTAAAATTATTGATTATCTAGCAATTCAAAATTATATAGTTGAATGCTTTACACCTGGTCCAATTCAAGAAGGTCCAAAAACAAGTCACACAGTAAATTTACCCTTAAATACAACATATAGTTGTAAAAATTTCTGTGGTCCTACTTCTAGATGTGCCATAACTGGTCAGCAGTGTTTTACTGATATTGATTGCCCAGGGTGTCAACCGTATTCTCCTCCATTTCCTAAGTCAACTAGTGGTGATGTACCTGGCGATAATGATGCTGGAAAATTAACATGGGGTGTTACTCCTCAATACTCTTCATTAACAAGTGGTTTCGGCACACAAGAGAGAATAATTACAGATGATATGTATGCCCAACCGCCTCAACCCAATTTTGGAGTAGATGAGTGGGGCGAATCATTTAATCAATCACAAGAATTGTTTAATCGACGTTATAAACCAAATCAGCTACAATATATGCCAAATTATCAACCTCAATATAGCTTAACTGGAGAATTTATTGGTGATGGACCTTTACCAGCTAATTATTAAATTTATTAATTATCACTTCTCTTGCTATCTTTCTAATTATTTTATCTTCTTTTTCGGTTATGTTATTGCCTGAACCACCCATAGCTTCTATTACTAATTTACTATATTGATCTGAAAATTTTGAATCACTATAATTACAACCTGGATGTTCCTCTTTATACTTAGGTAAAAGCTTTTCATTTTTGAATGCTACTCTTTTAATTGCTCTGCGCAGTTTTAGTTTTTGTTCATTTTCTTTTTCCCATTTGTCTTCATCTTTTATATAAAGAACTTCCCTTTTTTGGTCCGCACAATGTACAGGTCTCTTATGGATATCCATAGCCTTCAAGTTTTTAACAATTATATTTGAAATACCCTCTACAAAACCTAGTTTGCCAACATCCTCTAAGTCTGATAATTGTAATTGTAATGAATCTATAAAATCATTAATATTCATTGCATCTTTACACGTCTCATTTAAAAACATATTCAGGTTAAATGTCTTATTGTTATTATGTGAATTATTATTTATTTGTGTATTATTCGTTACATTTCCACACATTTCCGCAAGCTTATTTGTTAGCTGTTGATTTTGTTTTTGTGTTTCGTTATTTAACGATACTAGTTCCTGATTTTGCTTTACTACTTCTAATACAAGGTTTGTTAACGCATTAAATTTGTCTTCATTTTTGTAGACGTTATTTATACTACATTGATAACTACATATTTTTTTATGCTTTGATAGTCCTCTACTATACGCATATACATTACCACATATGCATTTAAAACTCGGTTTTTGCTCGTTTTGCTCATTTTGCTCAATATTTGGCTCCAATGAGCAGCTTTTCGGCTCCATTGCTCGTTTTTTATGTTTTTCGGTTAAAATATGTCTATTATAGTTAATTTTTCTACACGTATTATAATCACAATTTTTACAGTAATAAATTTTGCTCGTTTTTTGCTCGTTTTGCTCAATATTTGGCTCCAATGGCTCCATATAGTATTTTCAGACAAAAGTCTTTAAGTTTTAATAAAAAAAATTATCATCACATTTTGAAAATTATTTTTTCTGTCACCTTACGTTAAATTTTTTTTATCGTAAGGAGAAATCATTTTTCAATAAAATAGCCAAGCTTTTATTTTTTGGACATAAAAAATGTCCAATTTTGAAAAGTTAAAATACTTTTCATTTTCGAAAAAGGGTTCGTTTCCCTTCATATGTAGGGAAGGTTTTTCGACCAAAAAAAACAAGAAAATTGAGATTTTCCCTACATTATGTAGTATTTGGTCTTTAAGTAGGTAGAATAAATATATTATTATCTTATATTATTTTCTTTTATTTTATTGGATAAAAACTTTTTATCAATATATTTACCACAAGGTCCACAATGGTCTTCATTTGCCAAATCTATTTTATTATTTAATTTATTATTACATGTCTCAATAGACCATCTTCCTAATGGAGGAGGTTTATGATATGTTTTCATAATTATTTGTTGAATATGTAGTATAATATTTTTCATCATAATACATATACATTCTCTTATATTTAAGCAATTTTTTTATATTTAAAATGAGTTCAAATTAGTGATACCTCTACCAATAATAAGACCATGTATATCTTCAGTACCTTCATAAGTATTAACCGCTTCTAAATTTAACATATGTCTTATTATGTGATATTCATCTGATATTCCATTACCACCCAATATGTCTCTAGCATTTCTAGCTATTTGTAATGATTTTAAACAATTATTACGTTTAATTATAGAAATATTTTCAGGTATTATTATATTTTCATCTATCATTCTTCCAACCCTTAAAACAGCTTGTAATCCTAATGTAATTTCTGTAATCATATTTGAGAGCTTTATTTGTATCAATTGATTCGAAGCTAATGGCTTATTGAATTGTTTTCTTTCTAATGAATATTCTCTTGCTCTTAAATAACAATCTTCAGCCGCACCTAAAACACCCCAAGCTATTCCATATCTAGCATTATTTAGACACATAAATGGACTTTTAAGACCTTTTGATGACGGTAATAAATTTTCTTTTGGAACTTTAACATTATCCATAAAAATCATTCCTGTATTAGATGCTCTTAAAGAAAATTTACCTTCAATTTTTGGACAAGATAATCCTTTCATATCTTTTTCCAAAATAAAACCTCTTATAATATTATTTTCATCTTTTGCCCAAATTATAAATATGTCAGCAATAGGTGAATTTGTTATCCAATTTTTACTTCCGTTTAAAATATAATGGTCACCATTTAAAAAAGCTTTACTATTCATTCCAGAAGGGTCACTTCCATGGTTTGGTTCAGTAAGACCAAAACAACCAATTAAATTACCTTTGGCAAGTTCAGGTAAGAATCTTTCTTTTTGTTCTCTCGAACCAAATTTATATATTGGATACATAACTAATGATGATTGAACGCTAGCACAACTTCTATAACCACTATCCACTCTTTCAATTTCACGCATAATCAATCCATATGATATATAATTTACTCCAGAACATCCATAATCACTAATAGTTGGTCCTAGTAAACCATACTTACCCATTTCTTTCATAATGTTTTTGTCAAAATTTTCATTTCTAAAAGATGAAACAATATTTGGCTGTAAAATATTTTTTGAAAAAATGTGTGCTAATTCTTTTATGGATTTTTCTTCTTCACTAAGTTGATTTTCTAATAGAAAAGCATCTTTGTAATTAAAAAACTTGCGCACCTGAATTTTATTTCTGAATAAATTATTATATCTTATAAGCATATTTTATATAATAATTATCATTTATTTAAGCATATTTTATATATAAATTAGAAGATTTTTAAATAATATTACATATTTTTATGTAGCATATAATAAAGCAGCATTTCCACCAAGAAATACAACCATATTTACTCTCTCTTCAATAACATATAAATTGAAATTATAATCGTAAATTCTCCATGTTGGTTTGTTAATACCTACTATATCTCCTGTATTTGGATCACAAATAGTCAAAACTTGTGCATATGGATCCGCTGGAGGTGAAATAGTTGTAAATTCGAGTTGAATATTAGTAAATCTACTCATATTCATAGCTCCAGAAGGCTGTATTTTAAAAGGGTCTGTATCTAAACAAAAATTATAACAGTATAAACCTGGTGGTGCGAAACCAGCAGTTCTTACATATTTTTCAACGTAGTTATAAACGCCTGCCGGTAATATATTCTCTCTATACTGACCGTCTAATAATATACCCATAGCTATTAAAATATCTTTTATATTTTGTGGATTATAAACTCCTGATATATAGAGACCAGATAAGCTACCATTTGGTTCTAATCCTGGTCCTAAAGTAGGTGGTCCTAAAGGATTAGGATTAATATAATCACCTGTAGTTGAGGCTGGTGATATATCTTGTGGCATATAGTCATAAGGCCAATTTGAGTAGTTAGACCACTGATTTCTTAAATTTACATCACTTCTTTGAAAATAAAACATCCAACTTATTACCATTCCTAATGAATCTAAATTTACCTTATTTTGTCCAGTTACATTATAAAAAGGTTTTTCATAAATTTGTTTAATTAAATATTTTTGTTCATTTTTAGCAAATATAGTTGATTCATCATCAGAGAGAAAACAATAAGTACAATTTAAGTTAATATCAGCGAACCAATTAGTTCGTGTATCTACATAAGATGTTGGACCTAGTGTTTCATCTGGTGGTGTTTGTAAAAATCTATAAAATTGCATATAAAATTGATTAAAGTTTGGAGCTACTATTGGATAATTATTAGCAACATCCATTACATCTCTTATAGTAAACCATTCATTAATTGGTCTAAATGTTACAGAAATAGATAATTCGTTATATTGTAAAGCTATTAATGGAAAAGCTTGCGTAGATAATAAATTAAACCATGAACCTAATGGAATCCATAATGTGCGACCTGTAATAGAAGGTTGAGCTCCAGCAGGAGATGTAGTATAATACGCATTTGGATATGCGTTTACACGAGGACCATAATTAGCAGGATCATTTAATTCAGAAATATTTCCTATCATATAATTAAAAAGAGCTAGTTTCTGACCGCTAAAATCCCTTTGTGCTGAAGCTAAAATATATTGTCCTGAATATTGCTGTAATTGCTGATTGCCACAATTAATTGTTATTTTACTTATTATTTGCGCGCCTAAATTTTGTATCCACTGAAATTCATAAGGTACCCAGTTTGAATATCCTGTAGTTCCATCAGGATTATTATATGTTTGAGGAGGCATTATCGGTGACCATATATTTGGTAGAGTGACACAAATATAACAATCCATAAGTAGATCCCCATATCTAAGTATTTTAAACGTAAAAGTAGATTCAGCTGTTAAACTGAGTTGTGGTGTACCAGTATAATCTATTCTAAAGTTCTGTTTACCAAAATTAGTATATTTTTTATATGTGGCCTTCCAAAACGTTTTACTTGGATTAGAATTAAGTATTACATTTTGTTGCCCTTGAGATACTAGTTGCATTAATCCGCCTGGCATAATTATACTATATGTTTATTATTTTTTAATTCTTTATTTCATCATAATATAATTTAACTATTTCTTAAAATTTAAAAATAATATTATATATTAATAATGTCTACAACAAATTCAAATGATTATTTAAGCGCTATTAAAAATATGAATGAAGATTATCAAGTATATATGATATTTGCTTTCATTTTAATTATTCTTATTGTATTTATATGCTATATGATTTATCTAAGTAGACTTGAAAATAGTGAATGTAATTATATGAATGATCTTTATTCAAGTGTAGATGGAAATATTAGACCTATTAACTCAACTGACCCTGATTGTAGTGGTAATCTTTTAGATTATTATATTAAAACAGCATATAATGCTTGTTCTGGAGGTTCTTATAAAAATGATTTCGTAGATACATGTAATTTAGTTGCTGTTATAAGACAAGGAGTTAGATGTTTAGATTTTGAAATTTATTCTGTTAATAATCAACCGGTTGTTGCAACAAGTACTATTGATAATTATTATGTAAAAGAAACATTTAATTCTGTAAATTTTGGTTCTGTTATGAGCACTATAGCAAATTATGCTTTTTCTGGATCAACTTGTCCAAATCCAACAGACCCCATAATTATTCATTTAAGATTTATGAGTAATAATCAAGCTATGTATGCTAATTTAGCCAATATATTTAAATCAAACACAAACATAATGTTGGGTCCTGGTTATAGTTATGAAGTAGCTGGTAAAAATTTAGGAAAGGTTCCACTATTGTCTCTACAAAATAAAGTTATTTTAATTGTAGATAGAAGTAATACCGCATTTTTAGAAAATGAACAACTACTAGAATATGTTAATTTAACTAGTAATTCAATGTTTATGAGAGCATATGATTATTACAATGTTAAAAATAATCCTGATATTAACGAATTAACAGAATCCAATAAACAAGGTATGACAATAGTTCTACCAGATAATGGTTCAAATCCAGCAAATCCAAGTGGGATTGTTTCAAGAGCAAGTGGTTGTCAAATGGTAGCGATGAGATATCAATTAGTTGATAATAATCTTATGGAAAATGCCTCATTTTTTGACAATGCTGGTTATGCTTTTGTTTTAAAACCAGCCAATCTACGATTTGAATTGGTTACAGTACCAGCACCTACACCACAATTACCAGAATATTCATACGCAACACGTTCATCTACTACAGATTTTTATAGCTTTAATTTTTAATGAAATATTAAAAAATGATTTAAAAAGAATTTTACGTATTGTAATTATATAAATATGGGAAATAGATTAGGTAAATTAGGTAATCTTAATAAGCCAGTGAATTATAATTGTCCAAATTGTATGAGAGCAGGAAATAACGCAGAACCAAATTTGGCAGGACGTTTTTTTTTAATTAATGAAGACGAATGTAAATGTAATGGATGCAATGCTGTTTTTCCAAAATCACAATTCTATAAAATTGTAGTTGATAATGTAAGGATAATTTGATAAAAAATAACTGTATAATATGTAAAAATAACGAGTATAAATATTATATTATTAATATTATATTATATTTATAATGGAAAATGAAATGTTAAATAAAGCTTGTGAATTAGCTTCAGCAAGTATTGAAATTAATGGTGGTCCTTTTGGTTGTGTTATAACAGATAGTAGTTTTAATGAAATATCTTGTGGTCATAACATGGTAACATTAACAAATGACCCCACCGCACACGCTGAAATAGTTACTATTAGAAAAGCTTGTAAGGAATTAAATACATTTAATTTATCTGAATATAAATTATTTACAAGTTGTGAACCGTGCCCTATGTGTTTATCAGCGATTTATTGGTCTAGAATTACTGATGTTTATTATGCTAACACAAGAAATGACGCAAAAAATGTAGGATTTGATGATGAATTTATTTACGAAGAATTCAAAAAAGAAATGGAAGCCAGAAAAATAAAAATGAATAGAATAGAACTACCAAATGCTTTAGAACATTTCCATAAATGGTGTGATAATCAAGATAAAATTAAATATTAATGAATCTTCAAAATCTAAAATTTCACACATTTTACACACTTAAAATAACCATTGGATAATATCTATATCTTGAATTAAATATTTTCTTTTAATAACATCAATCATAACAATTTTACTGATGTCTGTACACATATTTTTAAACATTTTTACTTCATCAATAACGTGACGCATAGTATATCCAGGAGACCAATTATCATTACATAAAATAGATGAACAACATAAGCACCTAATTTTTTTATATTTAAGTAATTTCTTGTTAAAATCAGCTGATTTTGAATTTAAATAATGTAAATATGAATAAGGTTTACAATTTAAATTCAATTTTGGAGATTTAAATGGATAGTTAATATTTAAAAAAAACTCAAAATATTTATTTTCATATGACGAATAAAAACCTACAATATAATTAGATATACCAGGTGTTTTTTCTTCACCTATTTTTACAGTAACTGATTCAGGATATACTAATTCATTTGAAACTAATTGTTTAAATTCTCGTTCAAGTCTTCGTTTAACCGCATCACTTTTAATTATTTGTAGTTCATTTTTAATATATTCCATTTATTTAATATAATACTTATTATATTAGTATTTAATATATTTATATTAATTATATTATCTAATTTTATTTTAAAGAGATAATATAAGAATGCCAAAAGAAAAAAATATTTGTAAAGATTTATCATTTTCAGATTGTGAATTAGCAATATTGCGTATGGCAGTCGATAACGCCGAAGAGAAAATAGCTAAACGTGTTGTAAATTCAGAAGATGTTCAAAAAATTATAGATATTGTTGAACAATTTATAAAAGATAAAAATTTAATTTGTTATGGTGGAACAGCTATTAACAATATTTTACCAGAGGAAGACAGGTTTTATAATAAAGAAGTAGAGATTCCAGATTATGATTTTTTCTCTGAAAATGCTCTAAGTGATGCTAAAGAATTGGCTGATATATATTTTAAAAAAGGGTTTATAGATGTAGAAGCAAAATCTGGACAACACCATGGAACATACAAAGTATTTGTTAACTATATGGCTGTAGCAGATATAACATATATTCCAAAGGATATTTTTAGATTATTAAAGAAAGATGCGATTAGTGTAAATGGTATATTTTATGCTCCTCCAAATTTTTTGAGAATGTCTATGTATTTAGAATTATCAAGACCAGCAGGAGATACGAGTAGATGGGAAAAAGTTTTAAAAAGACTTACACTTTTGAACAAAAATTATCCAATTACAGATATAAATTGCGCTGATGTTGATTTTCAACGTAAAATGAGTGATCATCAAGATGAAGAAAAAATTTATGAAACTGTTAAAAATTCATTAATAGATCAAGGTGTCGTATTTTTTGGTGGGTTTGCTAATGTCTTATATTCTCATTATATGCCTAAAAAATTAAGACAAAAACTTGAAAATGATGCCGATTTTGATGTGTTATCAAATAATCCAGAAAAAACAGCTAATGTAATAAAAGAAAGACTTGGTGATATTGGAGTTAAAAATGTGAAGATAATTAAACAATTGGCATCTGGAGAGATTGTTCCTGAACACTTTGAACTAAGAATAGGAAAGGATTCTATTCTGTTTATTTATAAACCAGTTGGTTGTCATAGTTATAATAACTATATTATGAAAGGCAAAAAAGTAAAAATAGCAACGATAGATACTATGTTAAGTTTTTATTTAGCATTTTTATATGCTAATAAACCATATTATAATCAGTTTATTGATAGAATACTTTGTATGTCAAAATTTCTTTTTGAAGTTCAACAAAAAAATAGATTATCGCAAAAAGGGTTACTTAGACGTTTTAGTATTACATGTTATGGACACCAAGAAACGGTTGAAGAAATGAGGGCTAAAAAAGCAGAAAAATACAAAGAATTTAAACAAAACAAAGACAAAAAATTGTTTGAAGAATGGTTTTTAAATTATAGACCAGATGAAATTAAAACAAAAAAAGAAAATTTAAAAAATGATAAAAAGAAGAGTGCTATAAAAAAGAAAAATAAGACAAAGAAAAATAAAACAAGTCTTTTTAATCTATATGGCTCCAAAAGCAGAAAAAATAAAAAGGGAATATATTAAAATTGAACGTTTTGGTTAGGATTTTGGTTAGGATTTTGATTAGGATTTTGGTTTTGGTTCGGCATACAAAAACCTACTGGACAATTCATAGAACTCTCATTTGAGTTATAATTTGTTCTATTTTGATACATTTTAAAAATACATACACCACCTAATACTATAAGAGCAGCTATTCCAATATAAATATATGTCATATAGTTATCTAGTGAACATCCTCCAACAGCAGAATGTAAAATTTTATTACTACTAGGAGTATCTAAAGAAAAAGTAGAATCAGTAATATCAATAGCATCCATATTATATTGATATTTTACTAATAATTATTATTTTAAACTCACAAACAGTAATTATCTAAAATTGTACTAAATATATCAAATATTATTTTTGATATTATTTTCACTAATATATTATTCTTAATATCCTTTGGAAAATATTTTTTAAAATAATTGATTAAATATAGTATGTATATAATTATTTTTTCAAATAATATTTTTATACTGTAATTAAAGTTATTAACTATATGCCAATCTTCTACATAACTACACATATATGTGCTGCTATTTTTAATAAAAAAACTATTCATCTCTAAAACTCCACTCATTATCCTATGAAAATTTGTTTTTTCATTTTTAATATTAATAGCAAGAGTAAATTTGTCAAAACTAAATAATTCCATATGTAAAATTTTTTTGTTATTTTCTTTTTCAAAAATATATGCGTTAATTCCATCAATATATTTTTTTTTATACATCATGTTATTATCTATTAAAAAAGGAACGAAACTCGATTTTATTATAGCGTTAAATATTTCATCTACATTTTTGTAAGAAGATTTAATTATTTTTTTGCCATTTTTTACATCATTAAAACATATAAATAATTTACCGTTCACTTTTGAAATTATATTGTCAGGTATTCTATCTTTTAAATGATATTTTAAATTTTTTATCATTTTTAATGTGTAATCAGTTTTAAATTCATTATTAGCAATTTGATATAATTTAGACATTAAATCTAGAGAATTGGTATAATATAAAAAAGCAACTACTGAACCTATACTACAAGCAGAAATTCTATCGATTTTTAAATAATTTTTTTTTTCCATTTCTTTGAGAAAACATACCGCTCCAGCTAAATAACTCCCATTAAATATACCACCATCTAAAACTAAGTCTATTTTTTTAAAAATTTTGGATTCTTGTGGTAAATTTTCTATTAACTTGTTTACATATTCATCAATCATACAATTTCTTTTAAAATGTATTTTTTAAAATTACGTAAAATAATTAATATAACAACATATTAGTATGAATTATTTATCTATTTGTGATTTCTATTGTTTATCTTATTATACAGAAAAAAGAGATATAATGAGAGAAAAATTTAATAAATTAAATATAAATTGTAATTTTTGTATAGTAGTAAATGACAATAACGATAAAATAAATAACGATAAAATAAATAACGATAAAATAAATAACGATACAATTAATAACGATAAAATAAATAACGATACAATTAATAACGAAAAAAATGATATACAAAACAATAAATCATTATCTATTATGTATAGTCATATTGAAATAATTAATTATTTTTATAATAATTCAAATACTAAATATGCCATAATTTGTGAAGATGATATAATTATTCATAAAGATATTAAAACATTATTGCGTAAGGTATTGATTGATTTTAATATATTAGGTCTTGATATTTTACTTTTAAGTTATATGATACCATATAAAATAACAATTGAAGACACGTTGCCAAATTATCCACTTAAAAGAGAAATGCCTTCAGATTCATATTATAAATATCATGATTATCCAATAAATTTATCTGGTACACAAATGTATATGATAACTAAAGAATACGCAAAACATATTTTAGATAAATTACATGATAGTGTTGAAAATTTTTATGAAAAATATTTTACAATAGATAGTTTATTATTATATGATGGTAATAAAGCATTATTATATCCTATGTTAGCAATAGAAAATGAAGAACAAGAAGATAAATACCATCAATTATGTCATAAAATTCATTTTGATGAGTGTTTTGTTTAATTTTTTATTTTCGGTGAAATTAATTTAAAATGTTCCGAAATATGTTGTAGTTTTAATTAAGAAATGAAATAAAAGACCAAATACTACACTTGTGAATAAAAATCCATTTAAATTATAATTTCCATCATTTGAAAATAAAAATGGAAGATAACTAAACAAAAATTTTTTAAAAAATGGTAATTGAAATAAGAAATATAAAACAGCTATCAATAATGGGGTTTGTATTTCATTATACATATCGTCTAATGAGTTTGTCATTTGTTTGCCCTTATTATAATTATTTACCATATCAGATGTTTCTTCATAATTTCTAATATAATCTGTATTTTGTATTGATGGTTGCGGAACATAATTTGGAATAATATTCGGGTCATTACTTAAACCATTTGTATTCATAGGTATGTCTCTTGATTGTAATTGAGTTACTCCAGATAAAGTAGCCTGTTGTAATCCATTAACTATTTGATTAATTGTAGTTTGGTCTAAAGACATAGCTGTATTTTGTATTCCTTGTTGAGGTATTTGATTATTTATAGTTTCTTGAGCAGTCATACTTATATTATTCGTAATATTTCCTCCACCAACAGGATCAGTAGGTAAGTCTAAAATATTGGTTGCTTCGTTCATAATTATTGTAAAGATTGATTGATTACAATAATTACGCAAATATTATTCAAATGTAACTGTTTTAGCATTTATTGAACATTTTGTTGGTGTTGGAATATATTTTACACATTTTCCATTTGTTTTGTAAATCTTATCTTTGAATTTATCTAAAGGTGGTGCGTGAAAAGTTAAACAATTCCTATCCTTACAAACTTTTCTAAATAAAGATGCTAAACCAAACCCCAATAAAATAGACATTAAATTTTTACCAGTCTCAGTATGTACAAATTTTCCAAGATACAATTGCATTTATATTATAATACTATAAATATTTCTATTCTTGTATCGGAATTGTTGAAATTAATGATTCATCTTTTGGACATTCAACTTCTTTTTCATCAAAATAGAAACAATTATCAGCTTTGTCTTTAAACAATACCTTATCAACATTTTCAGGACTAGGATATATATAAACGGTTTTAATTTCAGGACCTAGAATATAAACAAAAAATAGCCCTATAGTAAAACTTATTAGGAATACTGGTATTGAAATGTAATTTAATATCATATATATTAAGATTAGAAAAAACCTTTACCTAAACCGACTTCTTTCATAACTAATTCATTCAAGACATTTTCAAACATAGTATAATTCTTTTGTTTAGTCGTTGGGTCTTCCTTATATAATGTCAAATATGTACTTTGTACAGAAGCAGGTAATTTATTAAATGATTCATTGTAAATTGAAATACCAAAATCATATTGTCCATTTTCCATTTTTCTTGGAGGCATAACAATATTAGGCGGTGTTGGTAACACACAACCATTATATCCAGGTGGAGGATTAAGTTTATCATTTATACATTTATTCATAAATTCATTCATCCAATCGATATTCAATTTAAAAGCAGCCTTTAATTTCAGTGGTAATTTAGACCATAAATTTTTATATTCAGGTTTATTCCATTCTATTCCATCTTCACCTTTACCAATAATAGGTTCGTCTTCTACTGTATTAGAATCTGACGTTATTTTAGGTGTAATTTTAATCTGTGGTTCTTCTTCTTCATCGGATTCAATAATTAATCCTGTTTTCTTGGGTGCTATCTTCTTGGCTTTTAAACCAACATCATAAGCAACAACTTTATCATTTACTCCTGCTACTAAAAGGTCCGTAAAGTCATATTTTTTTTGTATTAATTTACACACATTTTCACTATCATCATTATAAACTAAATTTTGACTATATTTAAGATGCCTAATTTTTATAAGTAAAGGTTCTAAAGTTTTATGATAAATATTAGCAGCGTCCACAGCATATTGAGTTTCACCTGTTTCGTTCATTTTTTTTATACAATCTTTAATTTGGGCAATAAACATATATGATTGTACAAGTGAATCATCTAATTCTATTTTTTTTTGTTGATTTTCTATCAAATTATTCCAACTATCTAAATAAACTTCATAAAGAGATGTTAGTTCATTAATGTATGATTTGTTATTTTCAAAGTTTTCAATAGCACTTTCGGTTGTTATTAATCCAAACAATAATTTATTCTTATTATTTATAATTTCATTTTTAGACTCAGTAATATCATTTCTAATATCATTCATCAATTTGTCTAGTGGTTCAACCTCACCTACGTTTATTTCAATATTTAAATTACACGGGTCAGCTAAATCACCACAACTAGATTTAAAAGTTCTATATCCGCTATTTTTATCATCAGCAGGATGATATGTAATCGAAAATATAGTCCCTAATTTTGAAGGACGTTTACAATTTACACATTTTGGTTTTAATTTAAGATATTCAGTTCTCTTCTCTTTTTTACTCAAAGTTGAATTATTTATAAGTTTTTTTTTATTCAATTTACTTTCATTTTCAAATTTTTCTTTTAGTCTAAAGTATTCATTTAAAGCATCTTTTACATTTATTGTATCTTCTATCATTTATATATATACTATTTAATAAATTATTGTTAATCACGAATACTAAATGCCTGGTCTAATATATTCATTTTCCCAATGTGGCAACCCAGTTATTAATTCTTGATGAGCTCGTTGTTTAGCTATTTGGAATTTTTTTATTCGCTCCAATATGTATTGTTGTTTTTCTTTATTTTTTTGTGCTAATTCAACTGGTGTCAATTTACCTTTATATTTATATACTAATATAAATCCTAAAATAAGTATAAAGAAAATCAACATACCAACATTAAAAATTGTATTGTTAAATTTTTCTTTAATAATATGTGATTGTTTAAGTGCGTGATTTAAAAAATATTTAACTCCTGGTTCAGTAAGTGTTGGTTTAGGCACTTCTTCAAAATTCATAATAAATATAGTTAAAATTTTAAATTAAATTATACATATTATCTATATGGCAGGTTCATACTTAAATATTGTAACATTTTTATTAACAACTCTTTTTTACTATATAGCATTAAAACCATCATTGAATTATGCTTCATTAACAGATAAAACCCAATACCAAAATTACATCAGTAATAGTTATATGTATTTAGCTGTATACATAGTTCTTGTCATATTAATACAATTTATAATTAATTCATCAATAATAGCAAGTAACTGTGGAGGTAATATAACAGAAAATATGGGAGCCGCTGGTGTAATGACTTTTATACCATGGATATTGATTTTTGCTGTATTAGTTTTGGTTCTAACTATATTTCCTGGTTTTAAAAGTGCTTTTTCAGATGTAGTAGGTTATTATTATGTGTCCTCTACAGCCAATAGAGTAATAACTGAATTACTTGTAAATACTGATATTGAAAAGAAAATGTCAGAAGACCCTACTATGACACCTGAAAAAAGGGCATCATTAGAATCAGCAGCTGATACTATTATTAAAATTTGTGGTAATAGTTCTGTATTAATTAATCAAATTGTTCCCAGTAATTTTGAAGAATATTGGGGTATACTCAAACCATTAATGAAAGAAGCATATCAAGATGATTCGAGTCCAGGAACTGTAAAAATGAAAAATGATTTGTTTGAATTAGTGGTTACACGAGATAATGTAGGTGAAGCTATGTGGTACATCTATACTGGTGTTCTACTTACATCAATTGTTCAACTTAAAATAACTACTCGTGGCTGTACTAGTAATCCTCAAACAATGGAAGCTAATTATCAGAAATTTTTACAACAAGAACAACAAAATAAACAAGCACAAGATAACGCAGCAACTACATATACCATATCAAATTAATTTAATCATAATAATACAATAATATAATAATATAATAATAATAATAATAATAATAATAATAATAATAATATAATATTTATTTATGATATTATATTATATTAAACCTTATTCATTAAATATACTTAATGTAATAATCCTTCCTTAAGCATAGAACTAATTAATCTTGTTACACCTATTCCGCCACCACTTCTAATTATAAATTCGTGTTTCAAAAATTCATTAAGTTCTTCATCTACTCTTTCACGGCCAAATTTATCATATAGGATTTGAGCATATTCACCATTCGAAATTGTTTTAAATCTCTCTAACATATCTTCTGGTGAACAACTTCTTTCAGCACTTCCAATCGTTTCCATTCCGGATAATATTACGTCAATTTTATTTGCTGTAGTTTTATCTTCATTTCTTGCCATATTCCAAAATGGACTAGTATATTCTGGGAAATTTTTCAACAAAAAAACTGGACCATAATCCTGATATAATTGTTGCTCATATTCGTGAGTAATATCCTTTGTATTATATTTTTCAGCAATATCAAGATAATTTCCTTCTTCAAATTTATGTAATTTATCATAACCTAAATAGCATAACAATTCTCTTTCTAATTTTTCTAATTCTTCCATACCTCCTTTTAATTCAAATTCAAACATTGGAAAAATAATGGAATGTCTACCTGGAACAGGGTTTGGTTCATAACGATAACTAGTGCTAACACAAAAATACCCAGGAACACTTTTATTTGTAAGAAGTTCATATTCTAACCACATTTGACCAGTTTGTGGAAGTGGATATATTTTGTTAGCATATTCAAATGTCTTAATTGTGCTAGGGTCTTCACACGCAGCCAAAATAGATAGTCTATTCTGAGTATGAACCTCTAAAAATCCTTTATTTGTGAAAAATTTCCTTAGCTTATTGATAACAAAATCAAAGTGTCTAGTATTTATAATCAACCCTTTCTCAATTTCATCCATTAATTATGGTAAATATTTTTTTTTGAGAAAAAAAACCAAAATTACAAAAAAAATAATTATATTATTTTTTTAAAAGTAATATACAAAAGAAGAAGGAAAATTTACATTTTTATTTTTTAACTTATTTTATTAATTATTTTCTAAATAATTAATGAAATAATTTATTTTTTCAATCTATAATGATAAATTAAAGAATTTATATTATTGATATCGAGTGAATTAGTTAAATTATTATAAAAACAACTTCCTAATTGTACATAATCAGCACCATTATTTAAATAATCATTAACATCATCGATTGTTTGAATGCCTCCACAACCTATTATTTTTATGTCTTTATTAAGTTTACCTTTAAAATAATGAACATTACTTAATGATATAAATTTATTTAATTTACCTGACAAACCCCCATAAGTATTTGATAAAACAGGTTTATTATTATTTAAAATTAGACAATTAGGTATAGAGTTTGATAAAACAATATATTTAATTAAATTTCTATCGTTGTTTTTGTTAATAATATTTATAATTTTTTCGCATAAATTATGGTCTAAATAAGGTGATAGTTTCAACGAAAAATATATATTATTAAAATTTTTATTATTTATAGAATGTAAAATCGACTCAAAATAAATAGCATCATAAGAAGGTAATAATTTATGAACATTTGGACAACTTAAATTTAATTCTACAAGTTCTTTTTTAATAACAGTATTATCATAATCTTCTAGCAAATTGATTGTTTTATTTTCATCATTTTCCCAAGCAACTGATAGTATAAATTTTTTATTTAAATTACAAAATTTATTATATAATTCCTTATAATATAAATATCCATTATTTGGTAAACCCTTACTATTAATATGAATATTTTTATCGTCTAATTTGTAATAATTAGGTTCTTTATTTCCTTCTTTAGAATGAAAAGTACATGTTTTAATTAGAACTGCGTCTAAATTACTATTAAATAGTGAAGAAATCTGTTCTTCATTAGAACACCAACAACCACTAGCATTTAAAAATATATCATTTTCAGACAACATTAATTATATAATAAAAATTAATAAAATTTTGGTGTATTAACAAAATATAAAACTGTTAAATAACATAATATACCCAATAATAAAGATAATAACCAAATTGGCAAGATTGTTTTATTTTTGTAACCTATACCAAATTCACGGATACTACCATCCTTATTATAAAAACACAATGGTTTCATAAGTTGGATTCCACCAAAAATAATGATAAATAAGATAACTGATATAAGTGTGATATTTTCTCTAACATATGTTTTGTTCATTTAATATATAATTATAAACTATTTTTATAATTATATTTTTCTAAAGATTGATATTCAATAAAAAATAATTTTTATAAATATTTTCATTAAAATTTATATAGAAATTTATATAAAAACATTATCTCTATGTACACTAGTATAAATCATACCATTACGACCTACATAATTTTCACAAGTACTAATAATAACAAATTCATGTTGAATTAAATAGTTTAATGAAATTTTAATCACTTTACGTCCTTTTTCTCTCAATCCAATATAATATTGATTATTGTTAATTTTAATTGGTTTAGGTATTTTATCAATTAACTCGTATCTTGTATCTGATTTATTTATTCTGTCAATATATTTACCGTTTCTATAGACGATAACGTTCAAATATTCTAATATCATATTTACCAAATCAAGAGGTAATTGTGATAATATTTTATTATTATTTTTGTTGCCAATTTTATACATTTTTTGAATTACTTTTATTATTTATAAAATAAACAATATCAATTTTAATTTTTAATTTTTAATTTTTAATTTTTATTTTTTTCTTTTTTCTTTTTTCTTTTTTTCTAATCATAATCATTAAATTCATTTTCATAATCTATTTCTAATTCTCCGTTAATATCCACACCATCATAAAATGATTCTCGTAAATCTTCTAATCCATAAGCGTCTGAATCAATATTTACATTTGTAGCATTTTGTTCCATATATTCATCAATTAATATATCAATATTTTCATCAGACGCATTTTTATTTTTAGACCTAATTTTTCTCTCAGCTTTTAACATTTCATCTCTTAGATTTTGTTCGTCTTCGTAAAAATCTTTATCATACATAGTCAAACCTTTTTCTAAACCTTTACTGTATAATCCTTGTTTTGTTATTTTTAACATGGTATCAGCGTCTCTCTCTTCATCTGTCATAGCCTTCAATCTATCTGTAACTAGATCCTTTTCTCTTTCTCTCAATTTAAAGACTCTGTCTTGAATGTCTTCATAATTTGTATCAATTGCGTCTTTTTCATTTCTTAAAATTTCTATGAATGCTATTAAGAGTTCAGCTGTTTTTTGTTTTAATTCTTTTTTATTACCAGTCAAAATACGTATATCTGTTTGATTGCGTGATGACATACTTAAATCGATTCTTGTTTCGGTTTCTTCAATATAATCTACTGAAAATAAATCTGTGACTTCCATAGTTTTTTTAGTTTCAGTAACAATCATATTTTCATCATCAGATAATCCAACATATGTTATCAAAATACGTATCAAATAATATTCAAACAAAAATCTACTTGTTCTTTCATCAATAACTCCTTTTAATATTTGTTCGCCATTTTTAATACTAGAAAAACAAGGTGTAGATTCAGCTAATTTTACTAAATTTTTACCTTGTCTTTGAATGGTAGTTAAAATATTTGTCAAAGTTGGAATTCCGTAAAATTTCTTCAATTTATCAAAGTATTCTGAAATAACTTTAGTCAATTTTGTATTATGATATTTGGAAAATCCATAATAACTTGGTATATGTGTATTATCATAGTTTACTTTATTTAATATTATATTTGGAAAAATATTAATGAAGTTATTAATAAATGTTTTATAGAAATTAGTAACTGTATACATAGTATCATTGGAAATTTTATTATTTTCATTTCTGTTTGATTTGTCATAATCCCAATTTTGAAGATTGCGAACAGTATTAACAAATTTTTTAACAGAATTTCGAGTTACATTTGACCCACTATTTCTCTCAACATATTCTACTAATTCATTTATCATTTCTTCATTTGTACGAATAAGAAAATCATTCAAGTCTTTTACTTGAGGTGTCATTCTTTCTGTAGCAATATCAAAATTATCAATTGCTTGTTTAATTAAATCTCGTAAAGACAGTTCTATAATTTCATCTTCATTATTTTCATCATAAATAGCGTCTAATAATTCAGATAATTTTGCTACACAAGAAAATACTTCGTTATCGAGGTCAATTTTGATAATATTCTCTCTACTTATTAATTGTATTAGCCTTAAAAATTGTTCATTTGAATAATTTCTTCCATCTTCTTTGAGTTTCTGTATGATTCTGTCTATTGGGTCAGATGGATTTATAAGGGTAGAATCAGGTTTATTAGTACAAACCGCTAATAGGTCTTCTGGAACAGGTATTAATGACTTGAATTTACAATAAAATATAAAAGCTAGATAAATTGTTTTTTCATCAAATGTATTAGATATAGTTGGATATACATTTTTTGTGTTAATATCACTATAAAATAATACAGGATCTGTATTTGCTCTAATGTCATCTAAAATATCACATAATTTTCCTACAATCTTATTATATTCATCAATATTACTATTTCGACTTGTAAAATAATTAATTGTTGATTCATTTTCACTACTATCACAGCAAGCATTTTCAAGATAAGGTTGATTATTAGCAGTATGTAATAAAACTTTGTGCTTTTTAACAATTTCTTGAATTTTTTCTTGAATAGCTAGAGAGAATTGTATAATCTTAGATTCGATAACTAATATTTTTTCTCTCTGACGTTCAGAACCACTTCTTAAATCACTTAATAAACTACTCTTA